CAAGGTATCTTTGAAACTGGACGAGCCTTGATTGATGCGCGTTTGCAATTTGATTATTTTGGCCAACGACAAGAATGTGTGAGTGCCGACCGATGGAGCGTTTGGCTAAAAAAAGAAGCTAAGTTAGATTCCTCCACGGCGGGGAAAATAATACGAGTGACGCAAAAATATGGGTCGGCGAAATCGGCGAGACCACTTCCAGGGTTTTCGGTACTGGTTGAAATTTCCGCCGCTAATACCCCGCCAGAAGTCGTTTCGCATGTTCTGAATACACCAGGGGTCAATGTTCATAAAGCTAGACAAGCTCGCAAAGATGTCACCCGTCAAGTCGAGAGCGCCGCACCGCTCCCGTCTCCCAAACAAGCGCGTCAAATAGCCCGTGACACCGGCACCGTAACTATGGATTCCGCCAAGAGACTCCACTTCGGCGCAACCGAAAAAGAAGAAGATGACGCGAAAAAACTTCGGAATTTGATTTATAGCATCCGCGAAGCCGTGGATGTAATCGCCGCTATAGACGTTGCGCCGGATGATTGGTTCAACAGAGCTAAACCGTGGCAATTCGTTGATTGGAACGCCGATGAAGAGCTTGAACGGGCGGCGCTCTGGCTGATCGGTTTAAGTGACATATGGAAGGAAAAGAACAATGAACAGTAAGGCTCTAAAACTGAAAATTGCCCTGGCAGTTGATATTCATGTTTTATCGGATAAGCCATTTAGCAAACGAGAAATCGTAAAAGATTTAGTCCGTATGGTTGTTGATGAAGATTACTCATTGGCTGATATCCATGAAAGAGATTACCAATATTTAATGACCGGTGTCACGAGTGAAATGTCGCGTCACCTGACTGATGTAGCGATAGAGCGTTATGGAATAGTGCCTGAATCACTTCGTGGAACTCTGGGTAATATCCCCGCTTTTTTCTGTATTTCCCCAGGCGGTGGGAGGGATGCCAAATGGATTTCGTCACTTATGGCTACAGTGGAACATTTTGAAGCGACGTTGGCGTTGCGGGACTTTGTAATGCACAACCTTCAAGAATCCACTCGATCAATACAAGAAGCGCACGATGCGCTGAAACATTCTGGTGCGACTTGCTTGGTGGAGCTTTTGCAAAAGAAGGCCGCTTAATCGTGGCTGTCGCGTTTAGAAAATCGAAAGAAGGTCTATGCCAAGAGCCACGCAACCTTTCGGCGGCGCGGCTTGAGGCGGTAGTAGCAACAGAAGCTTTAGAAAAATGAGCGACGATATCAGTCATCCAATCAGGAGACGAAAATAATGTACCAAGACATAATCCGAGAGATTGCATCAAGCGCATACAACGCCCGCCACATCGAGGCGTTCATGCGCGATCTGAACGGGACGCTCGACCACCTATCTCCAGCCGAGTTTATCAGCGAGGTTCGTGCTGCAGAGGACTGCATCAGGATCGGCGGCGAGTATCAGGCCGAGCGGTTGGCCGATGGCATGGGGATATAGTGATGGCACTCAAAGAATGTCCCTGCGGCTCTGGCGAATGGCCCAACGTTGAATACGACGCGAGAGGAATCGGGTTGGGTTATATGTGCCACGTTTGCCGCAAAGAAAAGCTGGCGCATTACCGGCCAGAGGTTTTGACCGATCCTCATTATGACACGATGGGGGAACGGATCGATGACGATTACTAAACACCAAACAGGAGTGAACGAGATGACTGCACAAGAGCAACACGACACCGCTAGCGAGCTTACACTAAAGCTGCTGGAGGAATTTGAAGCCAAGGGATTATCGCCGCATGAGAGCCTGTTCGCTGCGCTCACGCATCTGATTCATGCTACCTTCGATATGGCACCGACCAGAAAGGGCGCGCTCGGCTTGCTGGCTGTCGCCATGAGCGAAGCGAGCGACCGGATGGATTTGGTCGGGGATGAAACCTAAACCCCGCTCGCCACCCGCTCGCGCCCTGGCTACCCTGCTCTACCGCCAGCGGATCAAGCCAGCGGCGCCGAAGTACAAGCGGAGGGCGAAGCACAAAAAAGGGGGGAGCGAAACATGCGCGCAGACCTGAAATCCATCGCACTAATTGCCATTCAATCGGTGCTTGTCGCCGTGTTTGTGGCGTTTGCTATTGCGGGAATCTTGATGTTTTCGCTTGTCTTAACCATTTAACAAACCGAAAGGAGACAGATATGATTAAAATGATATTGCGATTTTTGAAACTTAAGAGCAGGATGCCGCCGACAAAGGAGCGTCGCGTCAACACGCTCGACCGCCGCCGCGCGGCAGGTCTCCCAGGCACAGAGCGCCGAGTGAACGTAACGAGGATAAAATAATGAGCGACGATAAACTGCGAGCAGCGGACAACCTATGGCGCGCCGCTCACGCCGCCATGCGAGATATCAGCTTTGAGATGGCGCGTGATTTAGCAGCGCAGAATCATTGCGATGGTGCCAACCATTTTATCTCTCACGCTCGCGTGAGAAATTTAGGTGAGGCGCTAGAGAAATACAGAAGAGCGACCCCACAATGACTAACTCTGGATATACCATTCTTCCGCCGCCGCGAGAGCCGCGCCATGAGAAGGCGCTCTATTGGAAGCTCAAATACGACGAGGCGGAGAAAAATCTCACCAACGGTGCGCCGCGCCTTGGGTGGCGTCCGCTTCGCACGGCTTTTCGTTTGGCGCGAACGCTGCTGGCGATTCGTAACGTCGCTCGCAATCATAACGACTACGCTCTGGCCGACTACATCTGCAAGGCTTTGATCTACGCTGACGTTACCGTGGATGAAGAACCAGATAACACGGCGGGAGCCAATCATGGCTGAACCCTATTACGCCAAGAAACTGTTGTTCAACATAACGAAACTAGACCTTGCGAACATGGATCACGTTCGCGCCAAGTTACATCTTTCGATGTCGGATTTTATTCGCGCGGCAATCCGCTCGTATGCCGCCGAAAAGCGGCTGGAGATTTTCAAGGGGGAGCATGAGGGATGAGCGTCCTGATCCCCGGCGGCTTCACCGTCCTACCAGAAGAAAAGCCAACTTACATTTGCGACGACCCTCGCACTTCTTTCATGGAAGAAATGGAGAGCCACGGCTATAGCGGCCTCTCGGTTATCCCTACCATTGGAAAGATCGAGCGTGTAGTGGCGCCAGGAGACAAGCGCGGCAAGAAAAACGGCTGGTATTGGTACAACGAGTTTACGGACGATTTTAAGCCTGGGGCGCTGATCGGTTTCGGCGTGTTCGGTGACTGGAAGCTGTCGAGCAAAATCACATGGTCGAGCAAGCGCCGCAATTCCATGTCGAGCATCGAGCAGGCGCGCCTGGACGAGCAGATCAAGACCGCGAAGATAGCGCGCGAGGTCGCGCTTATTGAAACGCGCAAAGCAGCAGCGACGAAGGCTCAAGCCATCTGGGAGGCCGCTATCGAGGCGCCAGCCGAGCATCCGTACCTCAAGGCCAAGGGCATAGAGCCGCATGGCGTGCGCGTGAGCCGTGGCAGCATTGTAATTCCCGTAACGAGAAACGGTACGATTATGTCGCTGCAATTCGTCGGCGTGGACGGCGGTAAGAAGTTTCTGAGTGGCGGGGAAGTCAAGGGATGCAGCTATGTGATAGGCGCACCCACCGATACGGTCTATGTGGTCGAGGGCTTCGCTACGGGTGCTACGATCCACGAAGCTACGGGCGATCGCGTGTATGTGGCGTTCAACGCCGGCAACCTCATGGAGTCCACATCAGCCGCGAAGGACGAGAATCCAGACACCTATATCGTAATAGCGGCAGACGACGATCACAAGACAGACGACAACCCAGGCCGAGACAAGGCTGACGCTGCGAGTAACATGCTGCGATGTAAGGTGATCTATCCAAACGTCGAGGGCGACGATACAGACTTCAACGATATGGCGCGGAGGGAAGGGATTGAGGCGGTTAAGGCGCTGCTGGCGACCAAGCCGAAGGTCTACGACGCCGCCGCTCTGTTAAACATCCTGCCTGACGAATTATTGAGTCCGGTTGGCGTGCTAGGAGATATCGTCGCGTATTATAATCAGACAGCCAGAGTTCAGCAGCCGGGATTTTCGGTGCAAACGTCGCTAGCTATTGTGAGCGTGATTTTAGCACGATCCTATGCAACCAATAAAAATAACTGGTCGTCTCTGTATCTGCTCAATATTGCAGATAGTGGTAGAGGCAAAGAACATGCCCGCGACGTTATCGATAAAATTCTAGAAGCCGCCGATCTAGGACACTTGATCGCGGGTGGCGGATACACAAGCCAGGGCGCGGTTGTATCGACTCTGCTGCGGAAGCCAAAGCATATCACGGTCATTGATGAATTTGGTCGCTACCTTGAGGCATCGAACTCTAAAAATTCTAATCAGATGCAGCATGAGGCTAACACAAAATTGATGGAAGTTATCGGTCAATGTGGCGGCATAGTGAGGCCACCATCCTACTCAACGATGACCTTAACAAAAGAAAAAGCAGACGATATTACAAACCGAATTTGCGTTCATCCCGGTCTGACGCTGATGTGCATGACCACACCCAAGGTTTTTTTCCGTAACATCTCATTGAGGTCGATTGAAGATGGATTTCTAGGCAGGTTTATCGTGCAGTATTCCGATATCATTCGCAAGGAAAAGTCCGATCCCACGCCTATTGAAGTGCCGACAAATATCCTAAATTGGATTAAAGCGGTGATTACGCGATGCGGAGAGGATATTGGGATTCCAGGTCTGCCAGCCGACGCGCCAGAGCCGATCATCATACCAATCTCTCAAGCCGCGAAGAGTGTCGTTGCTGAATTTGATAGATATATCATTAAATTAGCGAATAAATTAGACGTTCTGGGACTCGCAGAGATATGTGGCAGATCAGCAGAAATGGCGGCGAAGGTGAGTTTAATCGTTGCGCTGTCGGAAAACCCCGCTGCCGGCAATATTAGCGAGGCACATATGACCTGGAGCGTGGCATACGTTAAACATGCTCTTGATGCCATTGTGTTCGCAATTAAAGACGAGATCAGTGGAAGCCCGTTTGATGCCGCAAAGAAAGCCGTATTAAGGGCGCTGAGAGAGCAGGGCCAGCGTGGAACAACTTGGAGCGAGATGCAGAAGCAACCGCCGTTCTCACATCATAGGCCGAAAGACCTGACAGAGATTTTAGATGCACTCACTCTCGCAGAACAGATCATGTTCGATAGGGTGAACACCGGGGGTCGCGGGCGTCCACGACAAGCCTACATTGCCACAGGCTAGGCCATAAATAATATGAAAACGGATCGTAATCTCCTTAGATCATGCGGAGATTACGATTCGTTTTCATAGAAATTGAGGGCGGAAAGGTGAAGTCAGGGCGCTTATTTGATCTCGGCTTACATCTTGCGCGCTGCCCAAACAACGCGACCCAGAATCCGCAATTCCGCAAGCTCGATCGTGTGATTTGGCAGCAGCGGATTGTCGCAATTAACCTCGACAATCATCCGATCCCTCAACGACACCGACAGCCGCTTGATCGAAATTCCGACGCCATCCCAGACAGAAAAAACGCCGGGAGGCGAAGGCACAACGTCAGTCGAATCGATCAAAACGCGATCACCGCTCCTCAAGGTCGGCTCCATCGAGTCGCCCTGGATGACGATCACGCGAGCGGTGCTGGGGTCATATTCCACGCAGACAGCGAAATAAGGCGCTGAACTGCTCCAACCAGATTCATCAGCGTTGATGATGTCGTCGTTGGATAGATCGAGACCGCGCACATCAACTTCGGCGATCCGCTTATCTTCATTTTCGAGACACGCGCCTCGCTTTATCCCACTGACGCCAGCGTGCGTTAAAACCTCGTTGGCAGTAACGTGGAAAAAGGCAGCAATAGCGCCGACTTCCTCTAGCTTGATGGGGCGCTTTCCATTGACAATGTTGTGGGCGGTGGCTTTGTCGATGCCAAGGGCGTCTGCCATCTGACGCTGAGATTTCCGGCTGTCTATCAGCTTGTCGCGAAACCACCTTGAATCAAAATTTAGCATCATCGCTCTCCAATGACCGAAACTTCATACGCTACCCCTATATATCATATTATTACAATTTCCGTAAAAAAATGTAGCAATTTTGAAATTATCATTTATATCTTTTATTATGATGATGCGTTTAGATAATTTTCATTTGAAATTTATCGACGCGATGAACTTTGGCTCTAGATGAGGATAAAAAATGAGCAGCTATTTAAGTAATCTACCACGGATCGAGAATATCGCCGCCATGGCGCCCGCTGACTTGCGGGAACTGCCAATTTTCCACCTAGCCGCTCTCTACGACGAAGCGGCGCATCTATTAAAGCTGCACAAGGTTTCCATAGGCATACTCGACGCCACAGTATCAGCTAAATACAATGAGCGTATCGAGGCAGCATACGCAACAAAGGGCGAGCCGCTGGGCAAGACAAGCGTTGATGACAGCGGCTACAGGATTTCTATCGATCGTCCAAAAAGAATTGAATGGTGTACCGATCTGCTTTCAGTAATCGAAACGCGATTGAAAGATGATAATTGCGATCCGTTAGATTATATTAAAATCAAGCGAACGGTTACCGAATCGAAATTCAACGGGATGGCGCCCGACTGGAGGGCCATGTTCGCGCCCGCTCGCACGGTCAAGACCGGCAAGCAGACCATCAAAATCGGAATCATCAAGGAATAGAAAGGAATAGATCAATGGCATTCAAACTGAATGATGCGCTCGACCGCAATCACGAAAAGCGACCGCCGCGACTCTTTATCTATGGAGTTCCCGGCATTGGCAAAACGGTTTTCGGCGCCAGCGCGCCCGCTCCGTTTTTCATCCAGATCGAGGATGGCTTAGGCGGGCTGATGCCGGATCGAAGGCCCGTCATTGAACACATCTACGACAAAGGGGGCGCTGTTGGCCCAATCGTTACATCTTACGCCGAGGTTAATGAACAACTCACCGCCCTCGCAACTGAGGATCACGAATACAAAACGCTTGTAGTTGATTCGGTGGATTGGCTGGAGGCGCTGGTATGGCAACAGGTGGCTGCTCAACACAAAGTTGAGCATATCGAAAAGATACCCTACGGAGCCGGATATAAAGAGGCGCTCTCGGTATGGGCTGGCTTCATCTCGGCGGTCAAATATCTGGGCGTAAACCGGGGAATGACGGTGATTCTTTTAAGTCACCAAGAGATTCGGAAGAGTGTAAACCCAGAAGTCGATGAGTACACTATCCACCAACCCAAACTGCATCCGAAAACAACTCGCCCAATCCTGACGGAGTGGGCTGATGTAGTCGGCTTCGCCAACTACAGCGTCGCTACGACATCGACTGATACCGGCTTTGGGAACAAGCGAGTCCGCGCTATCGGTACGGGCGAGCGTCTATTGCTTTGCACTGATAAACCGACACACGAAGCCAAGAATCGGTTCTGCATTCCCGACGAGCTTCCGTTCAATTGGGACGCTCTCGCGGCGACCATTCCTTATCTCGCATCTCCCTCTCAAACCATGACCAAACAGGAGGCAGCATAATGGTTGCTCTCAACGGCACGTTCGATGCTAGCCAATTCAATGATCCGGCGCCACTTTCTTACGACGCCCTGCCTCCCGGCGCATATCGCGTCATACTCGTTAATTCCAAGCTGACCTCGACCGGCGGCGGCATTAATCTTGAGTTCAATGTTTACGATGGTGAATTTCAAGGCCGTAAGGTTTGGAAAAACTTCAACATTTTTCACCATGATCCTAATACAAAAAAATGGAGTAGAGAACTTTTTTCATCGTTCATTCGCGCCTGCGGAAAGATTCGGGTCAATGATGCGGAGGAATTAAATTCAATCGTCGTTGTAGCGGAAGTCATTTATCAAAAAAAAGACAACACAAGGAATGACATCTCATTGTTTTCGGCTGTAGCTCCCACGGCGCTCGCTCCCACGCCTGCCCCCGCGCTTGCTCCAGCACCGCCCCCTGCTCCAGCACCGCCCCCTGCTCCAGCGCCTGCTCCAGCGCCTGCTCCAGCGCCTGCAATCAGTGCTAGTAACCCGCCACCCGCAGCGCCTTGGGAAAAATTATGATTCAGGCGTGGTCAGCCGATGGTAAGCGCGTGGTGAAAATCACGCGCCCCATCAACCCTCATGCGCTGGTGAGTGTGCCGACGCCTTGGATGTCCGCCGTCAAGCCCAATCTGCTGCGTAAGGTCGATGAGCTAGAACTTTCGGTGCGGTCGGCCAGATGCCTCAAGAACCACAATATCATCTACGTCAGCGATCTGGTGCAAAGGACCGAACGGTTTCTGCTGCGGACCCCGAATTTCGGCCGCAAGTCACTGAACGAAATCAATGAAGTCCTCATCCAAATGGGTCTTCATCTGGGCATGGGAGTGGTCGAAACCTGATTATGGTTGATGTATCGAATCTTTGGACCGACCCGACTCTCGACGCTATGGACGAGCAGCTTGAAGCAAAATCAAAGCGTGAAAAGCGGCGTCCGTATCTCGGTATGTCGAGCATCGGTCGGCCCTGCGCGCGAGAGCAATGGTACGGCTTTCGATGGGTCGCGCGGTCGTCGTTCTCTGCTCATACACTCAAGCTGTTTGAGGACGGTCATCGCATCGAGGATGTGTACGCAGCGCGCTTGCGTGCCATCCCCGGCGTGACTCTTATAACGTCTGATCCAGAGACAGGACGGCAGATTGGCTTTGAAGATTTCGGTGGTCACTTCAAAGGCCATATGGACGGTGACATTCGCGGACTGCTACAGGCACCCGTGACGCCGCATGTCTGGGAACACAAGGCTACCAACGAAACGAAATTCAAGAAGCTGAAAAAGCTGCGCGATACGCTTGGCGAGAAGCACGCGCTGCGCGAATGGGATGCGACGTATTACGGCCAAGCCGTCACCTACATGGACTACGGCGGTTATACGCGCCACTACATGACCTGTTCGACGCCGGGGGGTCGCGACGATACGAGCGTCCGCACCAACTCCGATCCCGTCGAGGCGCAACGGCTACGCGATCAAGCAGAGAGGATAATTTTCAACGAGGAGCCGCCCGCCAAGATCGGCGATGCTACCTTCTATATTTGCCGCTGGTGCGACTATTCCGGCATCTGCCACGAAGGCCAGCCCGCCGACCGCAACTGTCGGACCTGTATGCACTCGACAGCTTTACGCAAGGGCGGCTGGTGGTGCGAGCGCCATGAGGAGAATTTATCTTACGAGATGCAGGAGGCCGGTTGTGTCGATCATCGCTACAACCCGCACGTTATAGCTGGCGAACTGATCGACGGTAACGAACAAGAAAACTGGACGCTTTATCGCCTGTTGAACGGCGAGGAATGGCGTGATGGATCGTAAAGCAAGAAAGAAATCAAGCGACTTATCCCAAGAATTGATGGATTTGGTATTTAAGTTCATCTTTGAGAAATGCACCGATTACAGTAATGGTCTGCAAATAGCCATGCTGGCTAACACAGTATGTTCCATTTCAATCGCCATTTCCCTTGCTCAACAGAGAGGATCGATAGACCCCTACGCCGAGGCGGCGGCGGAGCTTATGGCCCTATCCGAGTATGTCGCGGGTACGGTGGAGGAGTACGGCCCTGTGAATGAGCCGAGAGTTTTGCATTAGGGGCAATGTGATGAGTGAGCAACATAAACGATTCTTAAATCGTCTAGCAAGGTCTCGCGAAGCCGTTATGCGTGTTGCTCAGTGGCTTCATTTTAGTGGTTTGGATATCGAGATTCCATCCGTCCAATTTTCACCAACCGCAGCAGAATCAGATAGCTATATTGATGTCGGAGATATTTTTATTCTAACCAAACAAGCTATCGAAGTGAAGCGATTGGGGATTCAATTTAGCGGCTCTGCTGATTGGCCATTTAAAGAAGTTTTTGTCTCAAACAAAGCAACCGTTGAAAGAAACAGGGGTCGAGTTTCTGCTTACATATCTCTGAGCGCGGATATGAATTATGCAGCCGTGGTCAATGTTGATACGAAACCACATTGGTACGAAAAACAAACACGCGCATCAAACACAGGCAACATGGAGTCATTTTACGCCTGCCCTATACGGTACGTTAAATTCTGTGATCTGGGAATACCCCCATGATCGAACTCCGTCCATACCAGCAAGCCGCTGTTGATAGCGTCTACTCTTATTTCATGTCGCATGACGGGTGGCCGCTGATCGTGCTGCCGACCGGCACAGGCAAGAGTCTTGTCTTGGCTGACTTCACTCGCGGCGCCATCGGCAACTATCCTGCTACGCGCATCCTGATCCTGACGCATGTAAGAGAACTTATCGAGCAAAATTACGCAGCCATGCTCTCGATCTGGCCCGACGCACCAGCCGGTATCTACAGCGCGGGCCTGGGGCGTCGAGACAAGCACAGCCAGATCGTGTTCGCGGGTATCCAATCGATTCACCGACTCGCCGATCAGTGGGAAGCGGTTGATTTAGTCATTATCGATGAGGCTCATCTGATCCCGCGCAACGCCGACACAATGTACGGCAAGACGCTTTCAGCACTCGCTGAAAAGAACCCTTCGATGAAGGTCATCGGATTGACCGCGACGCCTTGGCGCCTGGATACCGGGATGCTGCACAAAGGCAAAGGCGCTCTGTTTGATGCTATCTGCTACGAAGCTAATATCGCTGAAATGATCGAGCAGGGATATCTATCTGAGATTAGGCCCAAGGCGACTAAAACTCAACTCGATGTGACCGGCGTACACAAGCGCGGCGGCGAGTTTATCCCAGGTGAGCTTGAGGCGGCGGTCAACATCGACATCATAACTAAAAGCGCAGTCGATGAGATTGTCGAGCTTGGAGAGGGTCGAGGCTCCTGGCTGATATTCTGCGCTGGCGTTCAGCACGCCTACGCGGTTGCCGAGGAGATCAAATCGCGCGACATCTCATGCGAAACTGTCGTTGGTGATACGCCTGGACCGGAGCGCGATCGCTTCATTCTTGAGTTCAAGGCGGGCCGCATACGCGCGCTTACGAACGCCAATGTCCTAACAACCGGCTTCGACGCCCCTGGCGTCGATCTTATAGCCTCCCTGCGCCCGACCAACTCGACCGGACTGTATGTTCAAATGTTGGGGCGAGGCACACGGCTGGCGGAAGGTAAAGAGGATTGCCTCGTACTGGATTTCGCGGGCAACACGGCTCGCCACGGCCCGCTCGATGCGCTCAACGTCAAGACGAAGGAAGATGGCGGTGGCGAAGGCGATGCGCCAGTAAAGATTTGCCCTGATTGTCAGGAAATACTGCACGCAGCCATCAAGATTTGCCCTGCGTGTGATCACGAATTTCCGCCACCCGAAATCAGGCTGTCACGCAAGGCCGCGACTAATGCGATCCTGACATCGCAGCTTCAATCATTGTGGTGCGACGTAACGAAGGTGACTTACACGCGCCATCAGAAGCGTGGCGGCGGCACGCCGTCGATGCGTGTCGATTACAGATGTGGTCTTACAACATTTTCCGAATGGGTGTGTTTTGAACATGCCGGCTTCGCGCGCCAGAAGGCTTGCCAATGGTGGTCGCGGAGGATGCCTAAATATCCTGTACCGAACACTGTTGAAGTGGTCCTAAAGGCATCCGAATACCTACCCATTCCCACCCGTATTTGCGTCAAGCCAGAGGGCAAATATACCAAAATAACATCGGTAGAGTTTTAGGAGCCGCTTGTGAAGAAAAAGGAATCCTTCATCACGCCAGCCAAGTTCAATCAATGGCTGACCAGTCAGTCTAAGGTGAATGATCGTATCACGTTCCACCGGGGAACGGTCTGTACCACGCCAGCGTACATATCAGATGTCGTTTGTGATGCGTACCTCAATGGCGAGATTGAGATATTTCATAAGAAAGTAAGCTCATGGGGCGGTGATGACGGTAAGGATTTCTGTGTGTACGAGCAGATCGCCGTCCGCATCGATCAAAAACTACATCGAAAGCTAGATGAGCTTCACTTTCATGGGTCATCGAGGCGAGAGCTATGGAAAGCGATCAAACTGTAATGGGTAAACGCAGCACAGGTTCATTCGACCGCGTTAAGCGCGACTACTATCCGACGCCATATTCTGCGATCGCGGCGCTGATAGCTCATTTGCCGGGACACATCAGATACGATGAGCCATGCTGTGGCGAGAAGATGAAACTCATGGGTCATCTGGCGCGGCACGGACACATCTGTTCACGCGGCACAGACATACAAACATTCGTGAATAGGTCTCGTAGTTATCGAGAGGGGCGAGACCTATTCACGCTGGACAACTGCATGGGCGATATGTTTATTACGAATCCGCCCTGGCCTGCTATCGGAAAGCACGGCAATCCGACCGTCGAGATGGCGTTGCATTTATCATCGATTGCGCCGACTTGGTTTCTTCTTAGCGCCGATTTTGCTCACAACAAATACTACTCAAGGGTTGCTCATCGCTGCGTGAAAATTGTAAGTGTCGGACGGGTGAAATGGATTGATAAGCCTGGGTCTGTTCCAGGCAAAGATAACTGCGCGTGGTATTTATTTCACGAAAAAAGAAGGAGTTTCGGAACCCTTTTTTTTGGCCGATAGATTTGACAAACCGAAAGAAAGTTTATGATATTAAAACGAGAGCCTGACTTCGTAATGAATCCAAAAGACGCCATAGGCGCTCTCAAGCCTGGAATGTCAGCCGTTCCTGTGATGGTTTTGCAGGAGATAGGCGTTGCCATGATGGAAGGCGCCCGTAAGTATGGAAGCTACAACTACCGCATCGCCGGGATTAGGGCATCGGTCTATATAGACGCTGCTAGGCGTCATATGGATTATTGGGTGGCGGGCGAGGATATCGATCCTGATAGCGGGCTGAATCATATTACCAAGGCGCTGGCTTCTCTCGTCGTGCTTCGTGACGGCATGATTAACAATATGGTGATCGACGATCGACCGCCAGAAGGGCTGCGGGTCGCAGTCCACAGAGAATACATGCAACAGATTGTTGATGAGATTATTAAGCGCCACCCTGAATCCGCGCCGCCTTATGTAAGGGGTGATAATTGATTTGCCAAATCTGCCATGCGCCAGCGCGCGGTTTCGGCTTCAAGCCGCCACGCACGAACATCAAGACGGGTCACGCCTGCTCAATGAAGCACTTGAAAATGATAAGCCGGTATTGGAGAGAAAACAAGAAAATGTACGAGTTCACAAGGAGCGAATTTGAAGTGGAAATCGCAGCATTACATGCGGGCAAGACGGCTATGGAGTTTTCTCTTGCTGAGTATGGGGTCACTGACCCCGCCCTGCTTGCCAGTGACCAATGGATAAAGGTATGCCTGACATGGGCAAAATCCTACGACGGCAAAATTGCTGATCTTTGCAATATCCCGTTCTAAATTCGATATAATGTTGATGTTTTCAATCCAATGTGTATTATGTTTTCGAGGCGTTATTGGTGAGGCGGTCTACTCCCCGTTGGGTTGCCTCACCCTGTCGAGCGGGTCGAGCGGGCCGTCTCTCCAATAATGTCTGAGGATAATAAGGTGATGGCATCTCAAGGTTTCATGGGTAAGCCGCGCAAAGACGGCTGGCCCAGTTTCGCGGAATATCCAGAAGAGTTGTGGCGCAAGAATCTAAATGGGCGCCGCTTCGATGACAACGGAATGGACCTCACTGACGCTATAGAGCGAGAGCGGCGTCTAGTGAGACGGACAGCTTACGCCTTGCGGGAAACAGAAAGGGTTGCCCCCTTGCCACCGCATAAAAAGGGCGAGAGAGAGGGTCGTGGACCGGAGCGCATCATCTAGCAATGGCACGATCCTCTCTCGACTGATTTGAGGAATGAAAGCATGATCTCCAAAATCAACCCGTTGTGGATTCGCCGCTGCGTCATGGTCCTGCTCGCAGGACCATATTGTGTGCTGCTGATCATCATCGGCGGTCTCATCTCGATCGCTGACACCTGGGCCGATGTCCGAGCCGATTTCGTGGCGGCATGGAAATGATCCGCGTTACAGGCATGAAACCCTACACAATCGCGTCTCTCGCTGAACGATGGGATTGCTCCGAATCCAGCATCAAACGCATGGTCTCAAAAGGAACAGTGTCTTGCTTTAGAATTGGGCATTTGATACGTTTCTCGCCCGACGCAATCGAGAGGATAGAAAACCCGTCATGCAACAGCCAGAACTCAGGTTGTACCGAGGGAAGTGGTGTGCCTACTGGCGCGAAAACGGAAAGCCGATTCGGCGGTCCTTCGGGACTGCGGATCGTGCGCTTGCAGAACAAGCCCTAGCTGACGCGATCGAACGTGAGCGAGGCCCAAGGGATACCTGCGGCGAGATCATCGAGGCGTATCTAGCAGAAAAACTCAATAGGGTCACAGATCACAGGCGCTTGTGCGAATGCTGGCGCGTCTTAAAAAGCACGTTCGCCAGCTTGAGGCCGGATCAAGTGAATGTTGCGAAGTCGCGAGAATACCACGACCACCGCCACTCTACCGGCGTTGGTAACAACACAATCAACAAAGAACTCAGGATGCTCAAGGCCGCTTTGAACTGGCACGACAATCGCCATTTAGCGCGTATTGAGATGCTTCCAGGCACACCGCCGAAAGAGCGTCATTTGACGAAGCCAGAGTTTATGAGGCTGCTCGATGGCGCGAAGGCGCCGCACATGAAACTATGGCTTATCCTGGCAATCTCGACAGCCGCTCGACCGGCTGCAATCCTTGACCTGACCTGGAGCAGGGTTGACTTTGAGGCGAACAGGATCAGGCTCGCGAACGGAGGTGATGGACAATTCAGAAAAGGACGCGCCACCGTACCGATGACAAATTCCGTCAGGGATGCTCTGATAGAAGCCAAGGAAGCGGCCCTGTCTCCGTATGTTATAGAGTATGGAGGGAATCGTTTGATGACCGTGCGAACGGGTATTAGGAACGCCGCACAGCGCGCCGGTCTCAAGGGAGTTACACCATACGTTCTGCGCCACAGCGCGGCGTGCTGGATGGCGGAAGGCGGCTCTATGATGTCCGAGATCGCGCAGTTCTTAGGTCATTCAGACAGCCGCATAACTGAGCGGGTCTATGCCAAGTACAGTCCAGAGCATCTAGCGGGAGCAGCGTCCGCGCTGGAATTGTAGACGGTGATCCCCTATTTTTTACCGTGAGAGGTTCAATTGAACACAAATATCGGTTTTCGTGACTATCTATGGCCCCGATGCCACAACATAGAGCGTATTGACCCCTATTGATCTACCATGGATGGTGAACATGTCATCCTTGCCGGACAACAGCCTCACTATATAGACTGCGGGTTTTAGAGGCTCGGCGTGTTCAATTGAACCTCTATCCAGATACAAACAGTTCCGCTTCGGCGGCGCGGCGACGAACAAGGCCGCGTAGGCTGATGCCATTAGCGTAGACCCACCGCTTGAACTGACGCGGCGCCTCATGCAGCGCGCCGCGATTTATTACGCGGCGAAGAGTCGATGCCTGGAGGTTGCCGCCACCACAATTGAACGCGAAATCAACTAAAGCGGCCTGCTGGTTGTCGTTGAGATCGACTGTGATGAGGCGCTGAACGGAGTTATATGCAATTTGCATATCGTCTTGGAGTAAAATTATGGCATCGTTTTTTGATACACTTTTCCATTGCGACAAAATATCCCACGATTTTTTACACAACAGATGTCCGTATCCGATCGTTGGATAGCCTACAGGGTCGTAGTAAGGGTCGAGGCTCAAGCCCTCAAAGTCTCTCGCTAATTCACTAGCGATGTCGAGAACCTCATCCACCCTTGATCGCCCGCGCTCGGAGTCGCTGACCAAACCAGAACGATACGACCAGCATCAGAAGTTCCTGATCGAACGTCGTCCACACTCGGTCATTAAGGATGGCGTCGGTCATTGATTCGGTAATCTCGAATAGGCGCCAGATCGTCGCCGTCTTAATGGCGGCATAGAGGCCGAATATCCAATACGTCACACCAGGGCGCACGGAACTGATAGCCCAATCAAGAACCGCAAACATCAGGAATACGCAGTTGATCGCCCACTTCCAAATCACGCCATCCGACTGCTGCGCCTTGTCGAGAAGCTGGATGCCATATGAAGCATGAGGCTTGCGGATCGCGCGCATTTCCGCGATGTCGGCCTTGACGTTGACTTCCTCGATGCGCCAGCCGAACTCGTCCTTCGCCATGCGATGACGAAGCTCCAGCATCTCAAGCTCTTGCTTGTGGTCCTGGCTGGCTCTGAACATGCCGAGGACATCCGGCAAGAACGGCGCCAGCAGACCGATGATTGCCATAATCATGCTCGGTATCTCCCGTTTACGATGTTGATGAGGCTGCGCTTGCCGTTCGCGTAAACGACGCAATGCGTTTGCAGCCAGCTTGAGGGACCGGAGTTGTAATCGAGGCGCAGCCGCGTTGATGTGCCGACTTGGTAGCAGCCCTCGATGATGCCAGGACTATGCGTATGGCCGACGATAGAGCGCGGTCCCATGCGGGCAAACGACTTGATATTGCCCCTCGCTCCGTTGGCGCCCCTGTCGCCGTGCATCCCGCACTCGATGCCCTTGACGCTATAGCTGGCGTCACGCTTGAGAATTATTGCGTCGCACTTGATGAGCTTTTTTGCCCAATACGAAAATGGATCAATTGATTTGGAGCCATGATCCGTCATACGCGCTGATAGAACCATCGCTAGGGCCGTCTCCAGATAAAATTCAGCATTCTCAGGATCGCTACGCCAATCAGTTTCCTTGATCCACCGCGACATAGCCTCTGGATGATTCGACGGCACAAGGACGCTCTCACAGCCGTGAGGAGTGTATTTATCGACAAAGGCGCATGATCTCTCGACCTCGCCTCTAACGTCGCCCATGCCGCTCTGGTGCTTGACGACGGCGGTGATAGGATCGCCTCTGTGGTGGTGGTTGCGCGAATAAAAGTCGATCAGGTCATGCCAGATGAGCCGCTTGGGCTTGAGTACGGCGCACATGCTGTCTTTGTCCGTGAACGTGCAGGCCACAACGTCGGGATCAACGAAGTCCACATGCGTGTCGCCCATGACAAGAGCCTCTGCCGGCGGCGCATCAATCACGCCACCCGGCGTCGCCATCCTGTCGAGATCGATGAACGATCCATCGCTTGTTGCAATGATCTGTCGGATGTGAAATTCGCCGTCCTCACTAAGCTCGACCATCGCGGCGCCAAGAGTGTGATGAAACTCGCCTTTTTTACCGGCCTTGGTGTCGGTGTAATTTCGCTGCGTCACCGACCCTGTGCTGACCATGATCTTTGGCAGCTTGTGTTGCGGCGTTGGGATGGTCGCGAACCGGATTTTAGGATGCCCAAGGATTCCCGATCGATTGCCCGTTATGCTTTCCAGCCCAGTGAGCGGCGAGGTTGCCGTGGGTTGAACCTTGATGTCGGCCAGGATTGTCAGGCTTTTCGTCAGATTGAACCGACCGTCGTACAGGTATTTGGCAAGCCCTTTATCCCACCACTCATGGCTCGCGTTTTCTGCGGTCCACTGGCTTGTGGGATTGCGATAGCGAAGTGGGATGACAATCAGCGCCGCATCGACGGCCTTTGCGTAGCTCTTGAGCGCCGCGAAGAAGCCGCCGTGTACCGGCGTGGCGTTCTGCGCCGACGTAATCAAATATCGCTTCGCCCTCGGTATGCGCGAAGGAAAGTCGATCTTGTCAACGGCGTCAGAAGTTTGATTTGGATTCGTCGTCCTATGACCGCAATCCTTACAGGTGTACCGCTGCTTTCCAGATGGCGTCTTGCCGTGCTTCCATAGTTTATTGCTAGAACATTTTGGACAGTTCAAATAACAATACTCAGTTTTGTTAATCGAACGTCATTAATCATCACAAACCCCATCAGACAGAAAGTTCTTCAAATCTTTCGATCTTTTTAACGGCAATAAAGAGGCTGTTAGTTCGACCGAATACTTCCCACACTTCAATAATTCCGTCAGTCGTGTTGGCTGCCTTGACGAGCTTGCCGAGTTCCAACTCCATATGTGGGATAATGATACATTCCCCTGATTGCAGAAAGGCACGAAGCGCGCTCCTAGCCATCTCCACAGACCACTTGCCAGCGTGAACAATGTCGAGAATCGAACCTTCCGTGAAGCATCCCCAATTGGCCTCCGCTATGTCTCCCGGCGCTGCCTTGGCACCGATCGGGAGAGAAAACAACAAAACAACAGATAGAAAAATTGCCTTGATATTCATCGGATTCCCCTTCTTATGATTAAGAAAGATAAAGTACGATTAGCATATCAAAACGTTGTATGCAAGATTAAGCGCCCGTCGAACGCCGCACAGGCGGATTATTGTTGCTTTTTTACAGCCTCCGCGTAGGCGCCGTTGAATCTTCTGACCGCTTCATTGATCGCTTTATCGATCGCTTTAACCCGATCACCCGACGCCCGCTTCTTGATTTTATATAGCTTGCGAAGCCGCGCGCGAGTAGCCGCGAACTTACCAAGCACGGATATTTCGACTGCCATATCGCTCATCAATGCTGCGCGTGCGCTGCCCTTAAACGTGCGCCGTGCCAACATGACTTGCTCCATGATGACGCTTAGTTCGCGGTATCTGGTCTGGTCGTAATAATTGTTTGGACCGCCCAGGAAGCGCCGTACAATAGGGACATCGTTCCACTCAGCTTCGCCGCTCGCTAGCTTGAGCGGCGCGTCCACCGCTCGCGACGCGAACGATCCGGCGCCGCCTGTGATAAACGCCGCAACGTGGTCGAGTATTTCCGGCGAGAAGTCTATTTTTCCAGAGAACACTTCGCCGCCGCCGGGGATTTCACCAGTAAGCTCGTTGAGCGTTTCGGCAATCCACTTGCTGACGCTGCTGACTCGCTTGAACGCCAACTGGCTTTCGGGCTTCTCAGGACCAAATTGGTTTTGTTCCGGCATGATCGGGCTGCCCATGTAGTTCAAGTTCGTGGCAAGCTCGACAGCCGGTTGAAGGAATGTCGGCGTGATGGTGGACAGGAAATCGTGACCCGCGCCAATCGGGTTGAACGATCCAGCAACGGCGGCGACAATATCGCCCGACGCTTCCATCACTCCGGTCTTGTTGGTAACGACTTCCGCCATCTTGCGTCCGATAACCGCAAATACATTGTAGCCATATGGCATAGGAATCTTTACATACGGCGTGTCGCTGTCCTTGTCTGCCCACGGATTCATTATGATGAGATTATGAGCCAGATTATACTCGGTGATCTTGCCGTACTCATCCTCGCCATCGTCGCCCTCTGGTGACAGCGCCGAATTGACGAACTCCAGTAAGAACGATGTCGCGATCACTCCCCCGACGACCTTCTGAACTTTCTTGCTCTTGAGCGCCTGGATGACCCGCACGCTGCCCTGCACACTGGCGTTATAGAACAGATAGAGCGCGCCGGCAGCCGCCGACCACTCGCCTTTTCTATTGAAGTTGACCGTCAGATTCTTAGCAAGGTACGCAGCTTTCTGCTCGCTCGTACCAGTTCGGCGCGCGTTCACATAGGTTGACAGCCTGACGGCGTTCTCGACGGCACCGTTGAGGTCTTGGATCATGTCGAACACCGCTCTCAAAGCGCGCTTAACCTTGAGCGGTTTTGACGGATCGAGTTGCGCCATCATATTCTCAAGCCGCTTCATCTTATGCGGCGCATCCTCAAGGCCGAAGAAGTCGGTCTTGCCGCCGGCCTTGGCATACTCATGGAAGTGCCTCTGCCATTCGGTGTCGCGCTTGCCCTTGATGCCGCCGAACGCGCCCTTGAGAGCAGCCTTGAGATCACGCATGACGCTGACTCGCAGATGCTCAGTTTCTTCTTCCGAGAGGTTGATAGCAGCGGTAGTGACATCGCGGAAGAAGTTGCCGAACATGAACTCAGGGTTGGCGCTTGTATTCACGAACGCGAGATATCGGTTCACCGTCTGGAGCGCGCGGGTCAGCCTGCCGGTATCCTCTGCGCCCATGTTCTTCATGCCGCGCGCGACGCCCTCATGGTGGACCGTGATGTAGTACTGCTCGCCGTCAACCTTGACCGACATTACGTTGTCGCGGAGCGTGTAGCGTGCATCGACTTTCGCTTCGACAAGCCCCGTACTCTTGTTGACGCCCTTGGTGTATTCCGTCTTGCTGATCTCCCAGAACGAATCGTTTGGATTTGCCTGCGCCATTTTGAAGAACGACTGCATGACTATGTTCTTCTCGGCACGAATGATTGCCTCGTCGGCGTTCATAAGCACGTTCGCGAGGATAGGACCGGCTTCTGATTCTCGACCTAGCGCACGCAGTGACTCGGCACCCTTGATGCTGAATCCCCTGCCGGTGTTCATTCGGCTAGACTCAACGTGGTCAGCGCCTAGAGTTTCGTCTGCGAAGCCGCGCAGAGGAACGTAGCTTTTATATGTCGAGAGCCATTGCTTCGCGGCCTTCTGACTTAATAGACCGGCATCGATCCGGCGCTGCAACGACCGCTGGATAATCATGTCAACGTCGCCAGCGATGCTCTCAAGAGCGGTGATCTTCTCCGCGCTGAACCCAGCCATAACTTCGTCGGCCTTCTCATCCGTCCAGCCAGAACCCTTGTCCTCTTTGCCTTCCGTGATCTTGCGTATCTGGACGTTACGTTCTTTGGCGTGCCGAGAATAGAGATAGCTGTC